CAAAATATAATACTTAATGGAAATCCATCGAAAACCATGTTTAAATTTGCTTATGCGAAATATACGAATTTCGGTCTCCAAAAATTCCGACTAGATTTTGACGGGTTGCGGACGTTGCGAATGAATGAAACATCTACATTTGATTTTAAAATACCTCGCTATGCGGATTTATTAATGGATACGTATTTAGTGGTGACTTTACCGACTATTTGGAGTCCGATTTTGCCGCCGAAAAATTGTAACAGTCAGTGGCGACCGTATGAGTTTAAATGGATCCCCAATTTAGGCACGCAAATAATCAAACAAGTGAATTTTATTGTCGGCGGGCAAATCATTCAGCAATTTTCTGGGCAATATTTATATAATTTAGTCGAAAGGGATTTCAGCGAAACGAAAAAAGCGGCCTACTACAACATGACGGGTCATGTGGCAGAATTAAATGACCCAGCAAATTCTGGTGCCCGGCGCAATGTGTATCCGAGTGCTTATTATACAACGGATATTGCCGGCGCCGAACCCTCGATCCGCGCCCGCAAATTATACATTCCGCTAAATATTTGGTTCACCCTCGCAGCAAAAATGGCCTTCCCGTTAGTCAGTTTGCAATACAACGAATTACATATAGAGGTTGAATTGAGACCTATAAACGAATTGTTTTTAGTGCGCGATGTTGAAGGCGAGATGGCCTATATCCAAGCAAACCAAAACAACCAACTTTTTCAATTCTATCGTTTTCTCCAACCTCCACCGGCACCCAATCCCGCTATTGGGGATATGGTTTATGAAGATAAACGCACGAATTGGGCGGCCGATATCCATTTAATTAGTACGTACGCGTTTTTATCAGACGATGAAGTCAAGGTTTTTGCGGCGGATCAACAGCAATATCTCATTAAAGAAGTGTATCAATATGAATTTAATAATGTAACCGGATCTAAACGCGTAAAATTAGACAGTTTGGGTATGGTGGCAAATTGGATGTGGTTTTTTCAAAGAAGCGATATTTCTCTGCGAAATGCGTGGTCGAATTATACGAACTGGCCTTATGAGTATTTGCCTTATGATTTAGTTGATCCCGTCGGGACTGGAACCACCTTTTATCATTATGCTTTATCCTGTAACGGAACTACTTCTTACACCCCGGCAACAGATCCGTTGAATCTAGATGGCGTGACACGTAATACGCCATCCAACATTTGGATTACCGGCACGTATAATGAAGCAAATCAAAAAGATATTATGCAGAAATGGGGGTTATTATTAGATGGCAAATATCGCGAAAATATTTTTGATGCGGGTGTATTTAACTATATTGAAAAATATGGCAGATCGTCGGGAAATTCTGCCAATGGTTTATACTGCTATAATTTTTGTCTACAAACGAATCCATTTGATTTTCAACCGAATGGAGGGTTAAATTTAAGTAAATTTAATCATATTGAATTTGAATTCAGTACGTATCAACCTCCACTAGACCCCTCCGCGCAATTAATGGTGATTTGCGATGCGATAACTGGATTACCAATTGGTGTAAATAAACCCTCGTGGCGAATTTATGATTATAATTATGATTTAACCGTGTTAGAAGAAAGATATAATGTGTTAACCTTTACCTCGGGAAATGCGGCATTAATGTATGCTCGGTAAGTAACACAAACCATCGGTAAGTAACCCCATAAATAAAGAAATAAGAAATAATATAAATTTAATTAAAAATTTATATTATACAAAAATTACATTATACAAAAATTACATTATACAAAAATTACATTATACAAAAATTACATTATACAAAAATTACATTATACAAAAATTACATTATACAAAAATTTTTAGGCACGAGCAGCAGAGGCAGCCGAGGAGGCAGCAGCACCGGCAGCACGACCAGCAGCAGCAGCCCGACCAGCAGCAGCACCGGCAGCCTTGGCGGCAGAGGCAGCGCGACCAGCAGAAGCACCGCGAGCAGCAGAAGCAGCACGACCGGCCGCCTTAGCAGCAGAACGAGCCGCCTTAGCAGCACGACCTGCGGCCTTAGCAGCAGAACGCTTGGCGGAACGGGCCGCAGACTTGGAGGCAGACTTGGCCGCAGACTTGGAGGCAGAACGAGCACGGGAAGCAGCACGACGCTTAGACATTCTAATCTTTCTTGTAAGAGCCATTATATATATTAATTATATAATAATTTAAAAAATAAGAATTAAATATATTTAATTTAAAAATCAATACCAAATTATAATTAAATTCCTAAATAATTCCTAAATAATTCTTAAATTATATATAATTATACTAAATTATACTAAATTATGCCTAAATAATACTAAATAATTACTATATAAATAATACTAATTAAATGCTTAAATTATATATAAATAAATGCTTAAATTATATATAAATAAATGCTTAAATTATATATAAATAAATGCTTAAATTATATATAAATAAATGCCTAAATTATATATAAATAAATGCCTAAATTATATATAAATAAATAAATGCCTAAATTATATATAAATAATTACTATATAAATAAATGCCTAAATAATGCTAAATAATACTACGAAATTACCAAATAGTATCAGTATTATGCCACCACATATTATCGCCTTTTTTAATATTATAAATTTCCCTAAATAATTCTAAACGAGTTAAAGGACAATTGGTTCGATATCGCTCTAAAGGATGCGGATTCATTTTTAATTGCGCTTTAACTGCTTGTTTATATATTTTTTGTTGTGCTTGGATGGCAATATAAGTATAAAAGGTTTCTAAAGAAGTCTTCTTCATCATATTTATGATATTATTCTTTTTATTAAAATCGTTTAAATATTCTTCAACTAAAGACATGCCAGAAATATCTGCTAAATCTTCGCCAACCCCCACTTCAGCATCAAAATTAATACCATCTCTTTTGGCAAATTGTTCATATTGATTGACGACATCTTTTATTTTTGCCTTAAATTTTTTCCGATCCGCATCACTCCACCAGTTATTTAAATTCCCGTTTTCATCAAATTTGCTACCCATATCATCTAATGAATGCGATAATTCGTGTCCTAACGTATATCCGATAAATACTAAATTATATTCTATGCCGCGTTCTTCTAAATCAATAAAGGGTTTTTGTAAATAGGCCAAAGGCACATATATCGAGTTACTGGTCGGGCGATAATAAGCATTTACCATATAGGCTTGCGTGCCGACTAATTTAAAATTTTTCCAATCAATTTCCGGGATGTCAATGACTGCTTGACCTTCTAATTGAATATATTTCTCGTGTTTCCAACCTGTTAATAACCGCATATTATACCACGGATCATCCGAAACATAATTTAAAAGTGGGTCTTCTCTTAAGTTGTCCGGGGTACCAATAATAATTTCTAATTTATCTAATTTAAGTAATGCGGATTTTTTGGTTGAAGGCGATAACCAAGTATTTCTGCCAATTTTTCTTTTAAAAATATATTTTAAATCATCGACTAAATGCTGGACGTAGTTGACGTAGAGCGGATTATAATTATGTTTGACATACTGTTGAGTTAAAAAAGTATTAAAGGTCATGGACAAGGCAAAAATCGGATAAATTTCATCTGGCATAATTTTCGGTTGTCCTTCAAGTAAATGTTTAAAAAAATTATAATGGATGTGGCGATAAGAATTCTCGAATCGGATTAATTGCCGAAAATGCACGTATAACCAATACATGTGCCATTTATCAGTTTTCCAATTTTTCTTTATGAGCGGCACCGCGCATTTTAGGGCATTTAAACTGGAGACAATGATTTTTTTCGGCGGGGTTTTATACCCGAGCAAGGCACTAAAATGCTTCCAATCAAAATCAAAGGTATGTTCTAAATCATAGTCACTTACGACATTATAATAATTCGGATCATCTTTTTTAATTGAATTGCAACCCATTGAATCTAGGATATCTGATTCAATGTCCCAAATATCTTGGGGATTATATCCGTGATTTTTCGTGCCTAAACATGCTGTAAACATTTCGTCAATATATTTCAAAAATTGAGTTTTTACAAATTTTTTATATTGTTTTGTTTCTTTATTATCGGATGGGTCTTCAATATAAATCATATAATCGTAAATACTTAATTCCGGCGAAGAGAGATGACTGACATATTTTTTCACATTCTTTTCGTCAGGCAATAAAGACCAGACAATCGGCGACCCCCACGAAATGATCTCGTTTTTATTTATATCT